TTGAGCGCACAGTACGACCAGAAACAAAAGGAATAGACCCCTTCACAAATGAGGCGGTACTAAAAGCATTTCAAGAAGACACAGGGGATAGATTGTTTAGATTTCCTGGTGAGTTGGGAGAAGTGATAGGGGATTTTGAACGAGAATATCTCGCAGCGTTCTTTGGAATAAGAGGAACAGGAAAAACATGGTGGCTATTGTGGTCAGGATTGTTAGCAGTATTTGCTGGGTATAATGTCGTGTTTGTTTCCCTAGAAATGTCAGAGAAGCAGATAGTAAAAAGAATACATCAATACCTAAATGCAAAACCAACTAAGGGAAGACAAATAGAACTCCCTATTTTCTATGATGAGGGAGGGGAGGGAGACGAGATAACAATTATCAAGAAACAAAAAAGAAGGGAACTAAATATTGAAACAGCCCTTAGTAAACTACGAGACATAGATGAATCGAGTTTAATAAAAGCAAACTTCAAACTCATCACCTATCCATCAGGAACCACCACCATGTCAGATTTGAAAGCACACCTACACAACATGGAATACTATGAGGATTTTATTCCTGACATAATCATCACCGACTACGCTGATAAGTTCAAACCAGAAGACGATGGAGAGATGCGACATAGAATAGGAAGTATTTGGAGAGCCCACAAAGCATTAGCACAAGAGAGGAAGTGTTTGGTGTTGACTGCCTCCCAGACCAACACAGCAAGAAGTGGGAAGGACATAGGGATAGGGAGTGCAGCTGAGAGTATGGAGAAGGAGAACGAAAGCGATTTGTTAATCGCCCTCAATCAAAGTGCAGAACAAAAGAGGCAAGGACTAATGAGGGTGAAGATAACCAAACATAGACACTCAGATTACAATCTCATAAGAGAGATATATGTGACCCAATGTTACTCAATAGGCAGACCTTATCTTGATTCCAGAGTAAAAGATTGATGTAAACACTTGTTTCATGGTAGTTTAAAGCATACAAAAAAAGACAAAAAAACTTTATTTTTTCCTTTACATTTGACTTGATTATGATATAATACCAATGTAGTTGAGAGTTTAGTTTTTTGTTCTTTTTTGAAGGAGGTTGAAAATGGCTTTGGGAAGTGGAATTGCTGAGCGGAGTCGAAAAAACGATTTGAAAACTAGAATATCATTGGAGATATTACATCAAGGAGGAGTAATGAAAGATGTTGATAATTTCCAAAAAGCGTATAAGTATGAGAAGTTGGCTGAAATTCAAGCCTACTATTCAAACCTTATGAAAAAGCGAGGAGACGAGAAATGAAAACTATGATAAATCCTGAATCTTATTATTTGTTAGGTATGAAAAAGAAAAAGAAAAAATTGGAAAAAGAATTGAATATGTTGTGGAATGAGTATGGTGAAGTTGATGATTGGGATGGTATGAAAGAAGTATCTGTGGCAATCGACTCCATCATCAGGGAGGTAAGTTCGCTTACCTTCTTTATCAAGAAGATTAAAGAACTTGAAAATTTATAGCCTTTTTAATGGAGACGAGAAATGGAAAATGTCAAAAAGAATGAGGTTTATGTTTTCACGAGTGATAGTTGTGGTTGTCCTGAGTTTTTGAATTTAAAAGCTCTTGAATCTGGCGAATACACTAAGGTTTCATTTGAAGATGAGAAAGGAGTTAAATACGTTGCGACACAAGTTTTCGAGGCGGTGAACCCAGAGGAAGTATTCTTTAATCTAGCTGGAGTAAATGACGACAAGGCATATTACGATTGCCTTTTTGTTGGAGAGATAAAGAAAGTGGAGGAAGAATGGGAAGCTGACGAAGCAGCGGAGGCATATTATCATGAGCGATACATGGAGGCACAAAGCAATTATATCATCTAACATTTTAATGGAGATGAGAAATGGAATTATTAATAAAACATAAGCTGGAGGAAGAGTTGAGTATGTTGTGGAGTGAGTATGAATATATGAACACCAAAGAAGATATGAAAGAGCATTCGGTTAAGATTGACAATAAGGTTAAGGAACTTGAGGATTTCTTGAAGGGGGCATAAAAATGAAAAACCCAAATTTCAAAGTTGGAAACATTGTTACTGATTACAATGGGGAAGATTCATACAAAGTCCTAAAGATTAGTGACAATTATGAAGATGTTCGAGAGTATGATGATACTGGTGGTGGTTTGGAAATGAAAGCAATCATTGCTGAAGGAGAATTGGACAAAGATGAGTGGTGGTATGTGGCTGCACGAAACATGGACGATGAAACTTATGCTGTTTGGGGAAGTACTGAGGATAGTATTATATTGGGTTTATAAATAAAGAGGAGGTGTAAAATGAAAGATTTAATGAAACATATAGAAGTTGAAAATGCAAAGACTAAAGCGTGGGTAGCAGAAAAACCTGAGAGTAGATTTGCTACAACATGGACAACAAACGAATCCCATTGGAAAGAAATGGGAATCACAACTGTTGAACAATTTGAAAGAAACAGTCTTGTAGAAAATATATGGGATTTATATAAAGAGATAAACAACATTAGACCAAGACACATTGATTTTGATTCTATGACGATAGATGAATTAGGGATAATGGAAGATGAATTAGTAAATGAAATGAAAACACTTGTATAAGAGGAGGTAAAAATGACTTTATACGAAATAGGTTATTATCAAGGAGTAAAAGATAAGGTAGAGGACTTGCCTATTAATCTTCCTTGTGCTCTCACTCATACAGAACAATTCAAGGGTTATTTTCATGGGTATGGTGGACATGAGTTTCAAGATACTCAAGAGATACAAGAGTTCGCTGAAAAGTATATCGCCACTCACACTTTTATAGAATAGGAGGTGTATGATGTTGACGAAGAAACAAACAGTTATTGAAAATATACTTAACGATGCAAAAGTGTATCAGAATATGGATGAGTATACAAAAGAAATTTTTAATGATAATTATTCGTGGAAGGGTTTGATTGAAGACATAGATGAAGAGCTGGAATTTGAGACCATGAATCTTAATAAAGAGAATGTGCTAATATTATTTAATGAATACATTTATTAAGCAAATCCACAAAGTCCTTACTTAGTAAGTTTTGTTAATTATTATTAGAGGGAGGTGCGTTATGGTAACGATTGATGGACAAAAATTTGAGTACTTAGATATTATTGAAAAGGCTGATGGGTTTAAAGTGTATGGTTATGATACATACAAGAAAGGTTCTGTGTTAGCAGGACAAACGAGAATCAATTTTCTTGATTCATTCTATACTCTTGAGGAGGCAAAGGAGGTTTACCCCCAAGCAGGATTGTCTCATTCATTGCTACAACCTCAAAATACATACGACCATCTTTCTGAGGATGGTGATTATTAAAAAAGAAAGGAGCGTGTAACGACAAGAACTGTTAAAGGAAAGGTTGTTTTTATTTTAGTAGTATGAATCCTTAACCAAAGGAGGAACAGATGCAAGTCACAAAGAAAGATTTAATGAAGGTAGTAGATGAGTTGAATGACAAGATTGTTGACCCACCCATAAAGAAGAAGGATGAGGTCAAGATGAAGAAGAAAATTCTTCAAGCATCAAAGTTGATAGAAACAGATGATAACATTTCCAAAGAAAGCATGTCTGTGATTAAAGCCTTGAAGGGTAGTAAGTCTAAAAAGGCTACCAAGTCAAAAGCTACCAAGTCAAAGGCGATCAAACCAAAAGCCTCTAAGACGAAGGGCAAGAAAAAAGAAGGAACTAAACGTCCAGGAATTACTGCATTCATATTAGAGAACATGCGTAATGGAAATTTTGAGGGGCTTTCAAATGACAAAATCATTAAGAAAGTTCAAAAGGAATTTCCAAATGCTAACACCAAAGCGAAAGTGATTCCTGCTTACTGGAACATGTCCAAGAAGAAAGCTGTAGCTTAGTTTATTTTATAAAAGAGAGAGAGGTTAATCTCATTGATTGACTTCTCTCTTTATATAGGGAAAGATATGCTGATAAAAAAGAAACCAAACGAATTACTAGATGGATTTCTGGAAGAGTACAACCTCGTGGAAAAAATAAATGTGGGCAAGGCAAGAGACATGATAAGCAAGACCCTAAAATATTATAACACGAAAGAACCGAATGGTTGCTACACAGAAGAACTAGAATCTAAATGGTACGATGATTTAGAACGAGGCAAAACAAACTATTCTCTCTACAATACGAAGTATTACTTTACAGACCTTTGGTGTTGTTGGAAAATATATAGTAGAATATATTTAAGAACCTTGATACAAGAGAATGGTCTGAACGATTGCCAAACCATCAAGAGTGGGTTGGGGAGGATACGTTGCATTTTAGATTTGGGTTGTGGTATAGGATACACCACAGCTTCCTTGAAACAAATCTTCAAGGGGGCAAACGTCTATGGTACAAACATAGAAGGAACGAGGCAATGGAAGTTCTGTAAACACATGAGCAAGAAATATTCCTTCAATCTTATACCAAACATTTCAAAAATCAAAGCTCCAGTAGACTTAGTTTTTGCTTCTGAGTATTTTGAACACATAGAGAACGCAACTGACCATCTACTAGACATCATAGATACACTAAGCCCCAAATACTTTTATGTTGCAAACTCGTTTGGTACTCATGCCATTGGACATTTCAGAGAATATAGACATGGTAAAGGAACTTTGTTTCCTTGTTCAATACCTCATAAGAAAATATCCAGAAGATTTAATCTAATGTTAGCCACACAATATGAGCGACTCAAAATAAATGCGTGGAACAACAAACCTGCTTTATGGAAAAGGAAAACCGGATGAAAAAGAAACAAGGAACGCTAATAGATTCCTCCAAACTAAAGAAATGGAAAGAGGAATGGAAGGGGATGCCTGAGTTTGAACAAGAGGATACTGAGCCCCACCAGATAATCAATATGAGTTTCACGACAAAGAAGGCTGTGAAACGATTTGCAAAGTTAATAAAACAAAACATAACTCCCAAGACAAAGAGCTTGTGGTTTCCAAAACAAGAGAAAAAGGAAAGATTTGAGTACATAGATGAATCCTAAATACCCAATTTATATTCCAACAAAAGGAAGGTGGGAGAGTAGGCAAACCATCAGAGCCTTTGATAAAATAAAAGTGCCCTATTCCATCGTGGTTGAACCACAAGAATATAAAAAGTATGCTGAGTTTGTCGATGATAAGAAGATAATCACATTGCCGTGGACAAAACCCAACACCAACACAGAGCTAGTCAAGACGAGGAATTGGATAAAGGAACACTCCATCTCTCTAGGAGCGAAAAGACATTGGCAATTTGATGATAACATAGTAACTTTTTATAGACTGAATAGAAACAAAAGAGTGAGAGTCACCTCAGGAACAATCTTTCGAGCAGCTGAAGACTTTGTTGATAGATATACCAATGTGGCTATTTCTGGATTTAACTATATGGGATTGGCAAGAGAAAGAAACCCAAAACTACCCCCATTTAGATTGAACACGAGAATCTACTCTATGAGTCTAGTATTAAACTCCATCCCCCACAAATGGAGAGGTGTTTATAATGATGACACAGATATATGTCTTAGAGTATTACAAGATGGTTGGTGTACCATTCTATTCAATGCTTTCTTAGGCGACAAGACAGCCACCATGACAGTGAAGGGTGGGAATACATCTATCTATCAAAAGGATGGTAGATTAAAAATGGCGAAGTCCCTACAAGAACAACACCCCCATGTTACAAGAGTAACCAGGAAGTGGAACAGGTGGCAACATCATGTAAACTACAAACCATATAAACATAATAAGCTAATAAAGAGAAAAAACTTAATAGTCCCTGAAGGGATAAATGAATATGGAATGATTTTAAAAAAAAGAAAGGATTGACATGGATAAAAATGTATTGTTAAAAGCGATTGGACAAGTGAAACCAGCAACAACTCTTACTAGCCTAACAGAACAAAACAACTTAATAATATTCGATGGGAAGACCCTCCAATCTTATAATGACGAGTTGCTTATTATGGTTCCTGTTAAGATAAAGATAGTTGGTGGAGTGCCAGCAAATGAATTGCTCACTTTATTACAAAAGATAAAAGGTAACAAGGTCGAAATAAAACAACAAGATTCTTTCTTAAATGTTGTAGGTAAAACCACGAAAGCAAAACTAAAGATTTCAAATATAAAAACACCAAAGGTAGATTTACCTACTAAGTTCAAATCCCTTCCACAAGATTTTATAAAGGGCATTAAGTATTGTAGATTCTCGATAGCACAACCAGGAAATGTATTAAACAACATGCTACTCACGAATGATAAAGTCATCTCTTGTGATAACTACAGAATCACAAGCTACATTATGAAAAAGGACTTCTTTAAAAAACAATGTCTCATTCCTTCTTGTGCTGTAAATAGTTTGTTGTCCTTATCTCCTACCACATTTGCATCCAATAAGCATTGGTTGTTTCTTAAAAATGAAGAGGGAGTGGTTCTATGTATTAGAAACACGGAGGACAAATACCCTGATATACTTTCCATTATAAAAACCAAAGTGAAAGGTGTTAAAATAAAACTCCCTGAGGCATTGAAAGAGTCTTTGCAAAGAACGAAAATTCTATCGAAGGAGGAATTAGAAACTGGGAATAAGATGATAAACATTACCATTGAAAATAATCTCTTGACTTGTCATGGAGAATGTGCCATTGGAGAAATAGATGAGACCATAAAAATAGATTACAAGGAAGACAAAGTGGTATTTACAATAGTCCCTGATTTTCTATTTGAGATATTAGACAAAACCCAAACAATGGTTGTAGGAAAAAAGACCCTTCAATTTAAAACCAAAAACTTTTTACATAATATACAATTAATAAAATAAAGAGGACAGAACTATGCAAGGTTTCTTTGACAAAGAACAAATAGGGAATGAGGAGTCCAGTTGTTTGAAATGTAAGCTCTTCAAGAGTTGCGAATCTCCCAAAATGAAAGTGACTGGCAATGGTGAGAAGGGAATACTTGTGGTGGCTGAGGCTCCTGGTAGAACTGAGGACGAGAGAGGAGAACAATTGATAGGAGAGGCTGGGCAAGTATTAAGAAAGGTATTGGGTAAACAAGGTATTGATTTAGATATAGATTGTTGGAAGACCAACGCTGTTTGTTGTCGCCCACCCAATAATAAAACTCCCTCCAAGTTGCAAATCAAATGTTGTCGCTCAAGATTGGAGAGAGTCCTTAAAAAGAAAAAGCCCAAATTGATTATACTATTAGGAGGAGTGGCAATAGAAAGTTTTATAGGGAATAGATTGTCAGAGACTGTGGGGGGCATTAATAGGTGGAGAGGGTTTGTAGTCCCTGACCAAAGATACAAGGCATGGATGGTTTCTACATTCCACCCTAGTTACTTATTAAGAAATCAAGGGGATAGAATAATAGAGAACATATTCAGGAGGGATATCAAGAAGGGTTTGAAACATCTGGATAAGAAAGTTCCTAAGTATGGAAACTATAAAATAAAAGTTATGAGTCCTCGTAATAAATGTCCATTTCCTAGTAAACCAAAACTATTGGCTTTTGATTATGAAACTACTGGGCTCAAACCTTATAGGAAAGGGCATGAGATAATCTGTTGTGCTTTTTGTTGGAAGGAAGATGAGGCATGGGTATTCACTATGGATGGGAGAGAGGATATGTGGAGGAGTCGATTGAGGAATAAAGACATTCCCAAGACTGCCCAGAACATTAAGTTTGAACATCAATGGAGTAGGGAGATATTAGGAGTAAAGACTAGGGGCTGGGTCTGGGATACTATGCAAGCCTCTCACATCATAGACAATAGGAAAGGAATTACTGGGTTGAAGTTCCAATCATACATCAACTTTGGGCAAGAGGATTATTCAAGCCATCTGGATAAGTATTTAAAGAGTGATGATGGAATAGGGTTTAATAAGATTAAAGACGCTGACATACAAGAGGTAATGCACTATTGTGGCATGGATGCTATCCTAGAATTTAAACTTGCTAAAAAACAAATGAGGTTGTTATGAATAAAGATGCCTACAAACTATTGCATGAAGGAACTCTAGCCTTTGCTGATATGGAGAATAATGGTATCAGGATAGATGTCCCATACTACAAGAGACAAAAGAAAATGATGAAGGAACAAATATCATTATTGAGTTTGGAATTGGATAGAACTGATGAAGTAAAAACATGGAGGAGAGTGTACAAAGACAAATTCAATATAGATTCTACTAATCAATTGAAGAGAGTCTTGTTTAATGAAATGGGAATAGAGTCCCCAGTGCTAACTGCGAAAGGAAACCCATCTGTCAATGCTGAGACTCTCCATCTTATAAAGTCTCCTATCACAAAACCACTTATCAAGTTGAGACAACTGAAGAAACTAAAGAACACTTATATAGATAATATGTTGAAGCAGAGTACTAAAGGTTTTCTACATCCATTTTTTAACTTGCATACTGTTACTACTTATAGGTCTAGCTCTGACTCTCCTAACTTCCAAAACATACCCATCAGAGACCCCTACATGGGAAAGATTATTCGACAAGGTTTCATACCAAGAGAAGGAGGAATGATAGGTGGATTGGACTATGCTGGGATAGAATTGTCAATGGCAGGGTGCAATAGTAAAGACCCCCAATTAATTGAGGATTTTACTAGCATACATAAAACACAAGCCTCTAAATGTTTTGACTTGCCCATAAAACAAGTATCCAAAGATATAAGATATTGTGGCAAGAGTGATTTTGTTTTCCCTCAACTATATGGGAGTTGGTGGGAGCAGTGTGCCTCAAATTTATTATCCAATGTTAAATCTATGAAACTAAAAACAGTAGATGGCATAAGCGTAAAGAAACATTTAAAAGCTAGAGGATTGGGAAATACTATTAAGTTTGGGAATCATGTTAGACAAGTAGAGAAAGAGTTCTGGGGGACGTACCATGTACACAAGGATTGGCAAGAGAAATGGATAGGCGACTACAAGAAGAAGGGTTACATAGAGCTATTGACAGGATTCAAATGTGGGGGGGTAATCTCCAAGAACCAACTATTGAATTACTCAAATCAAGGAACTGCTTTTCATTGTTTACTCTGGAGCATCATACAAATGAACAAGTGGTTAAAGAAACACAAGATGAAGAGTAAAATAATAGGACAGATACACGATGACATGGTGATGGATATTGATAAGAAGGAGCAAGAGGATGTGCTGAGCAAAGCTAAAGAGATAATGTGTATTGATATTAAGAAAGAGTGGAAGTGGATTATTACACCCTTAGAAGTTGAGGGGGAATTTTCTGATAAGAATTGGTTTGAAAAGAAGGGGGTAAAGATATGAGACGAAAAGAAAGAGGAGGAGAGTTAAATAGAAAAAAGTCTATGAGGAATAGAGATATTGGTATTAAACAATCTCTTGACAATGCAAATGAAAAAGAACCATTTTGGAGTGAGGAAGCTCTTGAATATCTAAAGAGATATCCCCATGTTAGTTTCATGGCAGAGCAAGTTCGTGTGTGGGCATATGCTAATGGATTAAGACTCCCTCCTCATAATAGAGCATGGGGAGGAGTAATAAACAAAGCATCAAAGGCTGGTTTAATAATACATAGTGGTTATAGTAATGTAACAAATCCCAAAGCCCACAGTACTCCAGCAAGTGTTTGGACAAAAGTAGGGGGGGAAAGATAATGTCATTCCATATACAATACAGACCAAAAGATTTCAATGAAGTAGTAGGCAACAAGACAATAGTTAAGAGTTTGCAATCCTTATTCAAGCATGGTCAACTAGCCACGCATGTATTCTTATTTCATGGAGAGAGTGGTTGTGGCAAGACTACGTTTGCTAGAATCATAGCAAGTAAATTAAATTGTTCCGAGCATGATTTTATGGAGATAAATGCTGGTAACAATCGAGGGATAGACACAGCAAGGGAGGTATTAAAGACTGTTCACTACATGCCAACTCAAGGAGACTACAAAGTAATATTGTTTGACGAGGTTCACCAAACCACTAAGGACTTTCAAAATGCTTTGCTCAAGATATTGGAAGATACCCCAAGCCATGTTTACTTTATTCTTTGCACCACCCAACCCCAAAAGTTATTGCCCACCATCAGGAACAGGTGTGTCACTTATGAGGTAGAGAGTTTAAGTGATAAACAAATGATGAAACTACTGGAACGAATATGCCAAAAACAATTTGACGATTCTGTGAATATAGATTCCAAAGTAAAGAAGGTTATTATCAATAGAGCTGAAGGTTGTCCAAGATTAGCACTGATACTATTGGAACAGATAATGTTCCTTGAAAAAGTAGAGATGATAAAAGCCATCAAGGTCTTTAAAACCCAAGAACAAAAGGTGATTGATTTATGTCGAGCCATTCTAAACAAAGAGAGTTGGGACTATGTAACCAAAATACTTAGGGGCATAGAGGAGGAGCCTGAGTCTGTGAGGAGAGCTGTGTTGGGATATATGAACTCAGTAATGTTGAAAGAAGAAAATCCTCACTGTATGCTAGTCTACCTAGCCTTTAAAGATAACTTCTATGATACAGGGAAAGTTGGGTTGACCTTCGCCTCTTACAAGGCGATTACTTACTAAAAAAATCTTTTTTATTTTTTACTTTACTTATTAAAATTTTAGTGTATAATGCCAAAAAATGGAGAATGAAATGAATATAAAAGAACTAAAAGAAGAGATGAAGGTTAATGAAAATGACCTGCAAGGAGAGTGGGCGAAACAAGCGACTTTGTTTCTGAAGTACTCATTGAAGATGTCAAGATTAATACATGAAAGAGATACTTATAGAAGAGAAGTGGCAAATAAGATATTAGTTAGCACAGATAAAATAAGTGAGGCAGCACTAACAAGGATGTTGGATAGTGATGCTAAGATAGTAGACTATCAACTTCAAATTAATCAACATAAGAATGCTGTTCAATCTTTTGAACACAAAAAGAAAGCATTGGAATATGAAACACAATTATTAATTGGAGGGTTTTTTGCTGAGCCCAAAGAGAAGAAACCTATCAGGAAAGGAGGAAAATAGATAGGGTATTTATTTTATAACTTTTATTTTAGAAGGAGTTCATAATGATGACTAAGACAAAAAAGAAGAAGGGAAAGGTTTCAAGCAAAAAGAAATCTGCTCCTGCAAAGAAAGGAAGAACGAATACTAAGAAGTACGATGACGATGATAAAGATTTAGAAGAACGCTTGAAGGCTCAAGCAAAGGAGGGAGATAAGAGAGGAACTAAAAGTATCCCTTTAGACTTGACCAAGTTTGATAAAGACGTAAAATTCTACAAGATGAAATCTGGTAAAGACATAAACAAGTTAGATGTAATTCCTTTCAGAGTATCAGAGAAGTTCTACGAACACATGCTACAACATTCCAATAATCCTACAGGTAGAAAGAAGGGGAAACTAGAACCATCATTAATCATTCCTGTACATAGAGGAGTAGGGTTAGGAAACAAAGCAGTACTATGTAATCAATCAGCCTTCCAAAAACCATGTTTTATTTGTGAACAAATGTTTGAACTAATCAAAGATGGTTATGAGAAGAACGAAGACCAGATTAGAAGACTGAGACCATCGTGGAGAGGTTTTTATAATGTGGTTGATAAAACTAGCAAGAAGAAGGAAGTATTATTATTAGAGACAAGTTTCTACAACTTTGAAAAGAACCTCAGAGAAGAAATAGAAACAAGTGACGAGGGCAAAGTCCCATACGCTAGTTTGAAAAGTGGCAAGACCTTGAAATTTAAGGGCAAGGAAAAGAAGTTGGGAAAGATAACATTCATAGACGTTCCAACATTTACATTCCTCGACAGGGAGGCTCTTCCACCTTCTATTCTTGATGATGTATTCTCATTGGATTCTGCTTTGATAATTCCTAAATATGAGGATGTGAAATCCTTGTATCTGGAAGACGTAAAAGAAGACGATGAAGATGAGGACGAGGATGAGGATGAACATGAAGGTAATACAGTAGAAGAAGATGAGGATGAGGATGAGGATGAAGATGAGGATGAAGATGAGGACGAGGACGAGGACGAGGACGAGGACGAGGATGAGGATGAAGATGAGGACGAGGATGAGGATGAGGATGAGGATGAAGATGAGGACGAGGACGAGGATGAAGATGAGGATGAGGATGAGGATGAAGATGAAGACTAATTGAACCAGGTAGAGGGAGGTGGTGGATGGAGGTAGCCACTTCAAGGTTGACATTGAAAGAACAGTTATAGGAGTTTAAAGTTCTGACCTCCCACTACCATATTTTATAAAGGAAAACTAATGGCGAAAAAGAAAACATGGCTTACTCCTAATGAGGCTATTGAAATTCTAAGAAAGAATAAAATTAAAACTACCAGAACAACTTTCTTAGGATGTAAAAAAAAGGAAAAGGTAGGTTGGGTGGAAGCACATAGTCTGGGACATAAAGTAGGTGGAAGGTGGAACATCTTTCCTGAAAGAATAGAAAAATTTATGAAACACAATTTTCATATAGGAAAAATCTATGCAAAGAAAAAGTAAAGTAAAAAAGAAGGAGAACAAAAATAGAGTAGAGTTTCTAGATACTGGGTCTACTTTACTCAATCTTGCAGCGAGTGGGAAAGGAAAAAAAGGAGGTTGGGCACGAGGTAGAATCGTGAATTTAGTAGGGGATGGGAGTAGTGGAAAGACATTACTTGCACTGGAGGCTTGTGCCCAGTCTTTTTATTATATCAAAGAAAAGAAAAGTAGATTATTCCCAAAGGTCAAGAAAGTCTCCATCGTTTACAATAATCGAGAGGGAGTGATGGACTTCCCTCTTGAAGAGATGTATGGAGAGAAGTTTGTTAAAGGAATAGAGTGGATACAATCCTCCACTTGTGAAAAGTTTGGTAGGGATTACCAGAAGAGAGTAGCTAGTTTAAAGGAGGGAGAGTTCCTTTTATATATAGCAGACTCCTTAGATTCATTCGACTCCTCTGCTGGTAGGAAGAGAGTGGAGAAGAGTATCAAGACTGACAAGGATATAGAGGGAACTTATGGAATGGAGAAAGCTAAATACTTCTCCAGTTCCTTCTTCAGCCATCTCTGTGATATTATGCAAGGAAAAGATGCCACTCTTATATGTATTAGTCAAGTGAGAGATAATATCAATGCAGGATTGTTTGGAGAGAAACATAGGAGGGTAGGAGGCAAAGCATTAGACTTTTATACCCACCAAGTATGTTGGTTAGCGGTGAGGGAGAAGTTGAAAAAGACTGTTAAAAAACAAGAAAGGGTATTTGGGGTAAGAGTAAAAGCAAGATTTAAGCGAAATAAAACTGCAAAACCTTTCAGGGATGCTGAATTTGATATCTTGTTTGATTATGGTATTGACAATATAGGAAGCATAATTAAGTTCTTGAATAAAGATGAGGACTGTATTTCTGAACTAGAAAAAGAACCAGAAAAACTAGCAAGTATAATAGAGAAGTTAGAGGAAGATTGGCAAATAATCGAAAATACTGTGAAACCAAAGAGGAGAGAGCGGTTTTGAAAAATAGAATTAAGGTATCATCAGCAAAAGCAAAGGGTAGAGAACTACAGAAATGGGCTGCTAATGAAATTTCAAAAATTACCAATATTAAATGTGGTAAAGATGAATTAATTGAAAGTAGAGAGATGGGGCAAAGTGGAGCTGATGTAAAACTTATAGGTGAGGCACAAATACTTTTCCCATTTTCAGTTGAATGTAAAAGAAGTGAAAGAATTAACCTTTCACAATTTATAGAACAAGCAAAAGCCAACCAAAAAGAAAATACAGATTGGCTTTTGGTAACTAGGAGAAGTAAAGAAAAAGCAGTAGTCAGTATAGATGCCGAAATATTCTTTAAATTATATGGGCAGATTATAAATGACAATAGAACTTAAATGGAAAAAGGTAAATCATCATTTAAGTGAACTTCCAGAGGGAGCAATCCAGACAGGTGAGGCACTTTGCTTTATAGTTCTGCAATACAGACAAAGAGAACAAAGCTATGATGGACAGTGGGTCACTTCTGCATGGAAGGATGTAATTTTTGATGATTAACTCCCTGACTATACAAAACTTTCAGAGCCACAAGAACACTACCCTTGAGTTTGATAATGGAATAAACATTATCATAGGACAGTCGGACAGTGGCAAGACAGCAATTATCAGGGG